GGGGGCTAAAAAAAGAAATGCCTCATAAGTTTGGTCAGCAGGAAGAACCAACAAATAAACCTGCTCAAGTGGTGGCTGGAAAGTCACGTACTTCGGCCTCATCAAAAGGTAAGATAAGACTATCTCAAGAAGATGTCCGTCTTGCCAAAAAGATGGGAGTACCACTTGATGTGTATGCTAGAGAAAAAGCCAAGGTCGAGAAGGCCGGTGATGATTACACTACTGTAAATGTATAACGTGGATATGAAAGGTAATAATTGATATGACTACAACAAAAACAAACAATGACGTAAAAGTGTCTCGTTCGACACAAACTACAGCTCGTAAACAACGAGGTGTATATGAAAGACAGAATTGGTTAAAGATACCTGAAGAGGTTGCAGACCGTTTCCGTGAAAAAGGACTTGTTCTTAGATGGATACGTGTTTCTCTGAAGGGACAATATGATGATCAAAATGTTCAAACGAAACAGTATGAAGGTTGGGATTTTGTCAAACCTGAAGATGTTCCGGAAATGAGCGCTGGTTTCCAAAACCAAGCTGCTGGTAGTCTAGGTAATTTAGTTATACGTGGTGATGTAGCTTTAGCTGCTAATACTATTGAAAGTAACGATGGTTATAAACAACACGTAGATGATTTTACCCAGTCACAAACTGATGCTATCAACAGACAGCTTATGAGCAAAAACGATCCTCGTATGCCAATCTCTAATAACAGTCGATCAAAAGTTACCACAGGAAGACCAACACACTTTAATAAATAAAAGTGTTTGGTTATTATAAACAACACTAACTTTTGAAGGAGGTTAAGATGGCAACATCTAAAAATCTGAATGGACTTCAGCCTTCTAGAATGCGTGGTGGTGGATACAATACGAGTGGTATGAATGAGTACGTTATTACTAATGGTAATGACGAAAACATTTTCCAAGGCGATTTAGTAAAAATTGTCAACGGTACTATTCATAAAGTATCAGCTACTGGCAATCTACAAGCTGGAGTTTTTATGGGTGTTAACTGGACAGATCCTGTTACTAAGCAACCTACGTTTAGTAACTATTTTCCAGCAGACACTTCATCATCAACTGGTAATCCAAAAGCTTTAGTTCTTGATGACCCTAATGCTACATATATAGTACAAGCGGATGCGACTGTCGCAGACACTCAAGTCGGTTTGAACTTTGATGTAACTTTAGGTTCTGGTTCAACTATCACAGGTATCTCTGGTTTCGGCATGAAAGGCGGAGCAGGAGCTGATTCTGCAAAAGCAATAAGAGTGCTTAGAAGGTCTACACTACCTGGTGAAGCTGCAACCGATCGATTTCCAAAGTTCGAGGTTAAACTTAACTTACATAGAGATGACTACGGTAAAGGGTCAGTCGTTTCTATAACTGACATATAGGAGGGAAATATTATGGCTATAAATAGAGGTAATATCGCAAAACAGCTCCTTCCTGGATTAAACGCAGTCTTTGGATTGGAGTATGGCTCAATAGAGGACGAACACGCACCTTTATTTGAGATTGAAAACTCGGACAGAGCTTTTGAAGAAGAAGTTCTATTCACTGGTTTCGGTGAAGCACCAACTAAATCAGAAGGTGCAGCTGTACAGTATGATTCTGCAACAGAATCTTACACCAGCCGTTATTCACATGACACTGTAGCTCTTGCTTTCGCAGTAACTGAGGAAGCTATGGAGGACAACTTGTATGACACATTTGCGAAAATTCGTGCAAGAGGTCTGGCTAGAGCTATGTCAACTACTAAGCAGGTTAAAGCTGCTAATGTGTTTAACAATGGTTTCAGCGGATCGTTTCCAGGTGGAGATGGACAAGCATTCTTCTCGAACTCTCACCCAGTAGTGGGTGGTACTCAAGACAACTTACTAGCGGCTTCAGATCTTTCTGAAACAACACTAGAAACTGCCTTGATTGCTGTTCAAAACACTAAGGATGATAGAAATATCTTAATTGGATCACGTGCAAGATCATTGCACATTCCACCTGACTTACAATTTACTGCTGAGAAA